TGCGACCACCGCACCTGCAGCGTATCAATCGGCGTACCCGCGTTGTCTTCTCCGGGTAAATTACAACCAAAACAAACCAAATGCCGATCTTTGGTAGTCAGCACAAGGTTAGATTTGTGTGGCGCGTTAACAATTTGTGTAGCACGAGCTTCAGGGAATGTGGCATCCCAGATATACACTGCACCGCCACGTGGGTTAATAATTAAATCCTCGCCAAAAGTCTGCAAAGACCAAAGCCGGGGACGAATCGGAATGCCTTCAGCCCTCGGCGTACCCCAAGTATCTACGCCGTACTCACCCGCACCCCAGCCAAACTGAAACGCGGAATTACTAATTCCGGGGTTAATCTGATACTCGGCCTCAACACTGCCCCCGCCGCTAGATACAGTAGAGGTCGCTGGTGTAGAGACTGTAATTAAATACGTATCGCCGTCTACAACTTCAACTTGGTGCTCAGCGTTTATCTCGTCAGCAGGCACTCCGCCAACCGCGTCTGAACCAGAAATAGTCACAAATGCGTTGTTATCTGCACCGTGAGCCAAGTCAGTAATAGTCAGCGTAGTTGAGCCAGACGTAGTCGCAACCGGATCAGTCAGTGTGGATGTAGCTCGCACGGGGGTAATATCGACGAGCTGCCCACCGTTTTCTAAATAAACTTTAAACTCAGTGGCAAACGCAGCGTAAATCGTACCGCTAAGCACGCGCCATACTGTACTGGCACGGGGGGTGCCAAAAAGCTGATCGTCGATATACTTCTGCCAGCCGCCTATTTTTTCAGGCTTGCCAGACCGGAACCGAATTTTGTCCGAATCAACCCAGTCACCCTCCTGCGTATAGGGGGTATTCTCTTTATTGACACCGGGTCTAAAATTCAGTTCTTGGTAGGCCATAGCACATCTCCAGACATTGACGCTAGTTTAGTCTTCGCTCTCTTCAACCTCAACGTCTTCATCGTGCGTAATATGCAGCCTCGACCCATCGGCAGTACTTGTAGCCTGAACGTACAATGCTCCGCCATTAACCGACATCTCAAACTTTACGCCGTGGTACCAAAACTCATCTCCTTCAAGGAGACTACCCGCATCGACTTCAATCATGACTCTCTCTTAATTTCTTCAATCGTTCTTTGCGATCAACTACAAGCGCCTCGTACTCATCTTCAGGATAAGCTGAGTAGTACCCCAGCTGTTTGAGCCTGTCACTGGCTTGCACAAGAGGCTCTAAGTCCTGCATGAATATCATACAGTACGGCTCGTCAATCTCGCTTTCCCACGTGTTGTCCGTTAAGAACTCAAGCTCAGCGTCTTCTGGGCCGTAGTCTGGGTGAAACTGCATGCAGTGCACCTCGGGAAACGTAGTGTTAAGCGCATCGACAAACTCGTTGAACTCGTCAATGTCAGGTATTGCATAAGATGCAACAACTACAACTTCTTTGCCGATCTTGCTAAACGACGAGCACGCGCCCATAGCGTCTGCATAAATATGGTCAGTCTCAATAACAGCAACTGCGTCGTCACGCCATGCTTGTCTGGCATGTGGGCAGGCTGGGAAACCGTTCAGGTGTTTGTTAGGCACCTCAAGAACTTCGCGCGACCAACGCCGCACATCAGACTCAATGCTCATTTGATAGGACCACCAGCAATCCACGCGCGGCATGTACGATCCGCTGCGCACTTAAACCCAAACAGCTGGCAATACCCCAGATCAGCAGCTTCAAGTGTTCTGGCTCGGTTCTCCGCCATAAACTCAGCGCCTTCTTCCGGGTAGTCTTCATCCAGCCCAATGTGGTTTTGCATGCAGGCCATCATCTTTGGGGTTTGCACAAACGCTGCACAGTTACCACACCGAGAGGTTTTAGCCTGCTCAGGTGTAATGCCCCAAAGATCAGCAACGCCCTGCCAGAAGTCCTCGTTCGGCGCATCAGGGTTCATAGGGCCGTAGTCGTATTCTTTGATGGCAATGTTTCGGTTCTTGGTATTAAGCTTGACGTCAGTTACCGGCTTGGGGCAACTCTCACCGTCTTTGTAGCCGTTTACAAGGGCTTCACCGATTTTCCTGCCTCTGTTATTAACAGCCATCTGCCTCTACCCTTTCTTTTTGCGCTTAGCAGCCGATACACGTTTGCCTGAACCTACTCGCTTTTTCTCAGAGATTTTCTTTTTCTTCTCTGACGAGGACATTTCAGACGAGGTTTTAGGAGTCTTGCTGGAAACTCGCTTGCTAGGGCGACAGTATGGAGTGCCGCGCTTACTACCTTCGCTACGGCCACAGGCTTTGCCTGTACGTACATCTTTCCAGTCTTCCTTAAACCAGCGTTTAAGGGCTTTACCTTCTTTTGTCTTGCGGACCGCCACGGTTATTTCTTCTTGCTCTTGGAGCTAGAGCTAGACTTTTTCTTGCTCTTGTTGCCCCAGTTTTTAGCGCCGACTTTACGACACTTAGCAATGGCACCGCTTGCGTAGGCGCTGGGAAACACTTTATAGCGTTTTTTTACTTTCTTGTAGCAAGCATCTTTAGGCATCGTTTGCTCCTAACAGTCCCAAGCCTTGCGGCTCCAGTAGTTTGCGCTGAACTTATCGTTCTTACCTTTGATCCCGCCACTACGCGCACAGTAAGACTTTTTGCGCTCAGGCTGATCCTTTTTGATGCTCATGGACGGGCTGCCAAAGTTAACCTTTTTGACTTGGTCGCCTTTCTTGGCAAGCACAGTAAACTTGCTCGACTTACCGCCACCGCGTTTAGGCTTATTGTAACCGGAGAAGGTCTCGCCTCGATACTTCAGCTTACCGTTTTCGCGTTTAACATCTTTTGTCGTAGCCATCTTAGTCCCTCTTATGCTCGCTAGGGCGCCACAGCGCTCCTCGTCTAGAGTTCTCAGAGTGCGTCACCCACTCCATATTACCAGTTTCGTACCCCCGCGTAGAATCTACTCTATCAACTGAGGGTGTAAGTTTTCTATCGTACTCAGATGCAACCCATGCGTTGTACAGTCTGTGAAATTCGTCGCACGAAAGCGCCCAGTCATAAAACTCTTGTTTGCTCAGAAGCGATTTTCCTCTATACAAGTGGTGCTTTGCTTTTTGCACGCCGTTAACACGCGACTGCATATTTCTGTACAAGCGCATCAGTTTTCCTTTTTTAGTACGCTCGTATTTTTTAGTAACCGCGTTGTTGGTCTCTTCCCTGCGCTGTCTCTGACGTTCTAACTGTTTTGCGTTCATGCTAAATCCTCTTTGTAGAGCACTTAGCTTATCATGTTTATCATGACGCCATAAGCATTTCTGGCCTAATCGTCGTGCGGCCAACCTCGCCAAAGTTTTTATGATAGATAATTGTAGACGCGCTGCGCTTGCTTAAATAGCCATGTTTTGCAGCGTAGGCATCAGGTGCAGCCAGCGTGCTGTGCTGCTCGGTTATCATCATGGTGTCTTCTTTTAGCGCCTGATGATGCAAGTGTCCAACGTGTGCATAACTGTAAGTCGTGTTGCCAAACAGCTCACGAAACTTGCCAGCAAATATGCTCGACAGCGAACCTATCTTTGATTTGTGTCCGTGGTGGGCAAAAATAGATACGTTGCCCCATTGGAATGCGTAATAAGTATCAGCCGAGGTATCGACTGTGATGCGCGGGTCTTCAGCGTACAGCACCGCAAACATTTCCCGCAGCCAAGCACCTGACGCCGGGTCATGGTTAGCGTCTGCCATGATGACGTGAACATGCTGGTGTTTTTGCAGCATTAACGAGATAACCCTACGCAGCGTGCGTATAGCCACGCGAACCAGCAACTGAAACCGTGTGTCAGTATCGAGAGAATGCTTGCTGGCTGGCGTCTCTGGAACCATGCCGTCAAAGTGCAGCCAATCACCTAACTGAATAAGCAACCCAGTGTGCGCGTCTGGCACTGCTTCAACTGCAGCGTTAATCCACCGCGTAAGCGTTTCTTCGGCAATGTCTGTGTCCCAATTATCCCCGCCGGTTTCTTCCTCAAAGGCCAGCATGCCAATGTGAGCATCAGACAGGACGTAACAAGCACAAAGATCGTCGTTGCTTGACTTTGGTGTTGGCTCTGGCTTGGCCTTTGGGATTTTGTCTTTTAGCGCCTCGACTGCGGCCTTGAGCTGCTCGTACTGCTCCTGCTTATCGCGGTCAGTCTTGTACCACTCAAGCTTTGTCTCGCCAGTCTCGGGATTCCACAGCACCGAGCGACCCTTAAACAGCTCATCTTCGCGCTCTCTTGGCGGTGCATCTTGGTTTTTTCTGGCGTAGTACTCATCGCTGTACATATTCTCGCGACTACGGCCTTCGCGGTAGTATTTTAGCCGTGAGGATATGGTTCGAGTGTTTAAACCCAGAAACGCTGCTGCGCCTTCCTGTGAGCCTGTTTGGTCGATAGCCGCTAGAATCTGATCAATCGTGATGCCTTTCGGCCCTGACTTGCTCATATTTAGCCTTTTTTGCGCAGTTCACCTGCTATTTTTTCTCCTGAGCGCCCAACCACATACCCGCCGAGACCAATTTGAATTAGGCTCCACAGTTGTTCAGGCATCTCAAGCACAAGCCCTGCCTCAAAAAATAAGTCGAGGTAGGGAGCAAGGATGTAGTTATTAGCTACAATCGCTACAAAAGTCAACATTGTAATAGGCCGCCAAGCACTTGTTACCCAATGCTTTGAATTGGCTTCAGCGACTACAACATCACGCGCAACCTTCTGTGCGGTCTGCTCATGCTCAAGCATGGCAATGCGTATTTCCTGTGCTGCTTTGGCAGCTTGGTCTTTATCCTCAAAGAACCGACCCAGAACATTATCAACAGTAGTGCCAAGACCAGCACCCAATAATTCTTTAATCATTGTTAACCCTCTATGCCCCAGCGAGCAGGTCCGTTTGTGCGAGTGTCGATGTGAGTAAAGCTGTTATATAGGCCAATACTTGCGTCGGGGTAGTTGTCCGCGACAAATGCAAACACAGTGTCTGGGGATACATCTTTGACTTGAATGTCAGCAGCGCGAGCAAGTTTATGCTGGCTATTAGCAGCACCGCCAATACTGGCGTTGTGCGCCTCACAACGGCATCCGCTAGTCACAACGACCGGCCCGAAATGCTCACGAACTGCGTCAAGAATACTTAGTGTTGAGGCATCGACCGTATCAAACCCGCAGCCGCATTGGCATGCAAACTCAGAACGAGAAAAGTAAATAGAGATTTTATCAGTCATTATAGTGCCGTCCGTAAGCTCCAAACCGCTAAAGATACAACACCGCCTATAACAACCCAAACAATCTTCTCGCCAATACGCACAGTGTTAGTTTTGGTTGCCAGACGTTTCTCAACGTCCGTTAGACGGTCAATGACCTTTTGTTGGTTCGTGTCGTAGTTATCCATACGATTGAAGAGAGTAACCATGCGCTCCTCCATACGAGCCAGACTGACTACAGCATCGGAGAGCTTATCGAGCTTTTGCTCAATGCGTGTTAGCCGATCTTCATTCATGGCTACTTCCTTGCTTGAGTTTGCGATTTTTTGTTGGTGACAACTTTGTCACCCCCTCGATTGATAGCCACTTTATCGCCGTCAACTTCCACAGACATTTCTTCCTGTTCTTTGTCCATGCGAGCGATAAGCTCTTTAATCACTGTAAACTCAGGCTTTTCTTCTTTGTCTTTAGTGCCCGTAATCCCGGCAAGCATCTGAATAAGCGCCATCGACGCAGTCGCCACAAGGCCAATAACCGGAGCAAGCGAGGCAGGGGGTAGGAAAGTAGCACTGACTACACCGACAATCACAAGCAGCACAATCCACACAATCGCGTTTTTGCCGATGGCTTTACTAGCAACTTCTTTTGCCGTTGCCTGCGCCTCAAGCTTGCGCAGCTCAATCTCGGCCTGCATCTTTAACGCTTTAAGGTTGTGCTTGTCGCTCATGACTACTTCCTTTGAGACTTTGCTGCTTTGATCGCCCGGCCTTGCCGCGCTGCTTTCTTCTTACCGTTGCTGGTGTAGCACTTGCCTGACTTGCCCCATTTATGCCCTGACTTGCCGTTTTTTGTGCAGCGCTGGACTGGCATGGTTACTCAGGCGGCTCAGGCCATGCGACGTTTTCAGGGAACCCGGTCTGCAAGGAGATGTCCCGCAGCGCCTGTCTGTACACTTTCCACGCTTCGACGTTAAGATCAGGGCGGTCAGTCGCCGAAATCCTAGCATCGCTGGTTCGTAGCAAAGAGTCTCTGCGATTTCGCACCGCAGTAGTAATGGCTTCAAGCTCTTCTTCTCGGGTATCAAAAAACTTATTAACTGGTTTTACTAGCTCAGGCCGGACCCTGTCGTCACATATGGACTGAGAGGCTTGGTCCCAAACGCAGTTCTCAGGAGGCGTGTTGCCCATAAGCTCAGCGGTGCTTTTGTCAGGCACTTCGTGGATAATCACACCTTCTAAAATGAGCCAGTTCTCCAGCTCATCACCAACAAAGTTAACAGTGTTATCGGGGTTAACTAGTACGTACGCCATAATAAAATCCTAAACGGAGATTGAACGATAACGAAAACGAAAACGCCGATCTTCGTTGTTGTTTCTATGAGTAGAAAACTCGCCAACAAGTACAGAGCCATCCGGCGTCGTATAATTGACGTCTCGGTCAAAGTTATTGACGTACCCAGTAATCTGAACAGAGCCAAAGTTTATCGACGGGCTGCCTGAGTTGATACCCGTGATGTGCCCGTATGTATCCACCGATATGTCTTGGACAAAAGTGTTGCCGGAGTTGTTGACCGAGCCCTGTGAGGATGTGTCGGCGTGAGAAATCGTACGATTGGCAGCTAGCGAGCCACCACCTGTTAAGCCCGCACCCGCAGAAATTGTTGTGCTGTCGTCGGCTTTGTCGTCGAGCTGTCCCTGAATACCGCTTGTCACGCCATCTAGCGTGTTGATTTCTGTAGTAGAGGCAGTCACTCCGTCGAGCTTGTTTAGCTCCGCTGTGGACGCTGTTAAGCCATCTAGGGTGTTAATCTCGGATGTGGAGGCAGTGATGCCGTCCAGCAGGTCAAACTCAGTCGTAGTCACGCCCGTAGCGCGCAGGTCTTTGGCATAGTTGAGATCAGCGGCAAGGCCCGTAAACCCATCGAGCTTGTTAATCTCGTCGGTGGTCGCAGCGATGCCGTTTAAGACGTTCAGCTCAGCCGTGGAGGCTAGTACGCCGTCGAGCGTGTTGAGCTCTGCAGCGGTGGCCGTAACTTCTGTGCCGTCAATACTGAATGTTGTGACGTTGACCTCGCCCGATAGACTAAGATTCTCTGTCACGTCAGTAACTTCAGCGCCTGAGCCCCCACCGTCGCAGTAGACAATCTTTTTACTGCCTGCAGGCACGTCGACATCACCGCCCGAGCCTTGCGTGACCGTAACTATCTGATCTGTGAGGTTGTTGATTATGTAGACTTTCTGCAAATCATCGGGATTGACAGTCACCGTACAGGTCGCGCCGGGCGTGCCCGTGAACTCAACAACAAAATGCCGACCATTCGAGGTCACACCGTTCGTTGTGGTTAAGTTAAAACTGCTTAGCCCCGTGAGATTGATTGAAACAACACCCGTAGCAAGCTCTTCGACAAGCCGCCAGTTTGTGTTGGTGGTCTGACCCCAGACGTTAGCCTGTTCGCCGACGCCAATTAACTCAATGCCAGCATCTGTGTATGTACTTGCCATATCAGTGTCCTGTTTTTAGACCGCTATGTCTTCCCAAATTGCATCCGGCACAACATTAGCTCCACGCTCTATACTTGATGACATCGGCGCTTCACTAAATGCAAATGTACTGTCGCGTATTGTAACAACTTTCGGGTTTAAATCCTGCCATTGTCCGATAGCAGCTGGGGTCGGTGAAATTCCTGACCAGATGCCAGACTCAGGGCCGACAATGACTGACCAGACAAACGGCTTACCAAGCGCAGTTTCAATCTTAAACCCAGTGACAGGCACGTTTGCATCGGCTTTAACATTTTCTTGACCGAGCACTGCATCAGCAGCAATGCCCGTAGGCAGCACAACGGCTGTGGCCACAATGGTTTCTTCGCCGAGCTGCATGGCAGCTTCAAGGCCTGTAGGCACAACAACCGCGTCAGCGGTGACAGTTTCTTGTCCGAGCGACGAAGTCGCGGAGACGCCAGTGAGCGCGACGAGCGCGTCAGCAGTGACAGTCTCGTTGCCAAGCGCTGCGGTAGCAGCGATGCCTGTAGGCTCAACAACAGCTGTGCCGGTGACAGTTTCCTGTCCAAGCGACGAAGTCGCGGAGACGCCAGTGAGCGCGACGAGCGC